ATCGGGGTGGCCGTCAGTAGTGAAGAAGTGCTTTCAGCTCGGGATTTCCTTTCGACCTTGGCAAGTCCTTGTTGGGAGGCTGATCCTCGCCAAGCGTGCCGATGGGAAGTATGCGGCCACGATCGGCGGCACGGGGATGTCGATTCCCCGTCAGGTCGGCAAGACGTTCCTCGTCGGTGCGATCGTCTTCGCACTCTGCCTGTTGCGCCCGAACCTGACGGTCATCTGGACTGCTCACCGGCTGCGCACGTCCGAGGAGACGTTCGGCAAGATGCAGGCGTTCGCGAAGCGTAAGAAGATCGCACCCAACATTCTGAAGATCGTCCTTGGTTCGGGCGATGAGGCGATCATCTTCCGCAATGGGTCACGCATCCTGTTCGGCGCTCGGGAGCGTGGCTTCGGTCGCGGCTTCGATGAGGTCGACGTCCTGATCTTTGATGAGGGTCAGATCCTGACGGGCGCCGCACTTGACGACATGATCCCGGCCATGAACCAGTCACGCCAGCCTGAAGGCGGCCTGATGCTGTTCATGGGCACACCGCCGAAGCCGACAGACCCCAGCGAGGTCTTCACTCGGATGCGTCAGGAGTCGCTATCGGGCGAGGATGACGACACGGGTTGGGTCGAGTTAGGCGCCGACGAAGACCACGTGTTTACTCCCCTGCCGGCACCGTTGACCGCGGCCGACTGGAAGCAGATCGCGAAGGCAAACCCGTCGTTCCCCAAGGACACGCCGCGCGAGGCGATCTTGCGGATGCGCAAGAAGCTTGGGTCTGATTCGTTCCTCCGTGAGGGTGCGGGTGTCTGGGATGAGTTCGATGCTCACGAGCAGGTCATCCCGCTCAGGGCGTGGACCGACCTCTCAATTCCTGACGATGAAGTTCCCTCCGACCCGCCGGCCTATTACGCGCTGGCGATGTCGCCCGATCGCGTCGCCTCGATCGGGGTCGCCGTGCGTGGCGTATTGGCTGATTATGTTGACCTTGCAGAGATGTCCCGTGTGGACGATTCGCGCAAGCTGATCGACTGGTTCGTGCAGCGTTGCGGTCGTCGCATCCCGGTGATGATCGACTCGCGTGACCCGGCCGCCTCGATGGTCAACGAGCTCCGTAGTCGTGGTGTGAAGGTCAACGTGTCGACGGCGACTGACGCGGGGAAGGCGTGCGGCAGTTTGCTCGATGCGGTCAAAGAATCCCGTGTCCAGCATTGTGACCAGCCCGCGATCCGTGTCGCTCTCGCCTCAGCGAAGAAGTTGCCCGTCGGCAAGGCCGGTCTGTGGGAGTGGGACATCAAAGACCTCTCGCCTGAAATGGCAGCCCTGCGCGCAATCACCTTGGCCCGATTTGGGCTCTCATTCAAGAAGCGACCGAGCGGCAATGGTCGATCTAGTTCAGGACGAAAGGCGATCGTGCTCTAGGCGGGTCCGTCACGGCTTCCACTCGGGCTGATAGTCCGGGTGGTCGGCGTAGGGCAGCGCGAGGAATCGCAGGGTTGGGCACGGCAGTTCTCGCAGATCATGCCCGCAGAAGTCCGGGTGTTGTCCAGACTCAGCACTGTGCAGCGCCACGATCCTCCGCTTCACCTCACGCTCGGCGATCAGTCGGGCATGGTCCCACCGCAGGATCTTCGTGGCCGAGTCCGGGTCGCTCGGATCATCCACGAGGCGACCCCAGCGCGCCACCGCCTCATCCTCTGCGATCCGCGCCAGCAGAAACTCGGTCAGCGTCATCGCGTGTACCTCTCTAGGAACTTACGGACAGCCTCGCTGACCGTCTCGCCCTTCTCATCAGCCCGCTTCACGACGGCTTGCCATAGCGACTCTGGTACTCGAATAGTGCGGGACTTCATGGACTCTTTGGGCATGTGCTCATCGTATCAGAACGCACGGACAAACGCATGGACAACCGCACGGACGGAGGGCGACACGTTATGACGTTCGACCGCATCACTGTCCCCGGGCTGGACGACGACGAGACCAACATGCTCAACCATCTGCTCGAGGTGCTGCACGACAAGCAAACCCCGAACTTCCTGCGTGCCTCGTACTACGACGGCAAGAGGGCGATCCGTCAGGTTGGGTCGATCATCCCGCCGCAGTACTACAGGCTGGCGATCACTCTCGGCTGGACCGGTAAGGCTGTTGACGGACTCGGACGCCGATGCAATCTCGATGGGCTGATCTGGCCGGACGGAGATCTCAACTCGCTCGGCTTCCGTGAGGTTTGGGACGGCAACCGGCTGCGTACTGAGATCTCCTCGGGCACGACATCGTCGCTCATCAACGGCATCTCGTTCCTGGTGAACACCCGCGGCGACGAGTCGAAGGGTGAGGCCCTGGGCCTGATTCACAGCAAGGACGCCTCGAACGCAACCGGCGATTGGAACGCGCGCACCCGGCGCCTCGACAACCTGCTCTCGGTCACCTCGCGCTCGAAGGGTGACAGCGACACCGAGGCCAAGGTCGACGGCTTCGCGCTCTACCTGTTCAACCACACGATTACCGCCGACAAGGTCGACGGCAAGTGGGAGGTAGAACGCTCCGATCACACATTTGGCGTGCCAGCCGAGCCTGCCGTCTACAAGCCTCGCGTGGGTAAGCCGTTCGGATACTCGCGCATTTCGCCTGTCACCATGTCGATGCACGACGCGGGTTTGCGGACCCTGATCCGCACCGAGGGCCACGCCGACGTGTTCTCGTTCCCCGAGATGTGGATGCTCGGTGCCGACGAGAAGATCTTCAAGAACCCAGACGGCTCACAGAAGGCCGCATGGCAGGTCATGCTTGGTCGCATCAAGGGTATTCCCGACGACGAAGAGGCGGCCACGCCGCGGGCCGACGTCAAGCAGTTCCCGGCGTCGTCTCCGCAGCCTCACATCGACCTGTACGTCCAGCAGGCCAAGGCTTTCGCGGGTGAACATGACATCCCTGTCAGCTCGCTCGGGGTCATGGCCGAGACGAACTCGACCACCGAAGACGGCTCGAACAACGCCGAGCGTAACCTCATCGCTGAGGCTGAAGGTGCGACCGATGACTGGTCACCCGCCATCCTCATGGCGACTATGCGAGCGATGGCCATGCAGAACGGCCTCTCAGAGATCCCCCGTGAGTGGCTGTCGATCGAGTCCAAGTGGCGCAACCCGGCCTATCTCTCCCGCGCGGCGTTGGCCGATGCGGGGTCGAAGCAGGTCGGCGCGATTCCGTGGCTTGCTGAGACTGAGGTCGGGCTCGAGCTCCTGGGCCTTGACCCGCAGCAGATCAAGCGGGCGTTGGCGGACAAGCGCCGCATGGGTGGTTCGGCTGCGTTGCGGGCGATCACTGACGCCGCTGCTGCTGGCCGACCGGCGGTGACTGGTGCCAACGCTAACGGCGGCGCACCGGCGTGACTTGGCTGAGCTGACTGGCCTCGCGCAGAAGGACCTGACGCTGATCTGGGCGAAGTTCAACACGGCTACCGCCGCCCGTGACGGGCTGATCGAACTCCTACCCCGACTGGTGGCGATCTACGGCAGCGCGGCGGCCACGTTGGGCGCTGACTGGTACGACGAGATGCGCGCCGCAGCTGCAGTCAAAGGCAGGTTCCGGGCGATCCCTGCTGAGTTGCCTGACGACGGCCGCACGGACGCGTTGGCCCGGTGGGGTGTGTCGCCACTATTCAGCGCGACACCGGATTACGCCTCTGCACTGACGCTGGTCTCTGGTGGGTTGCAGCGGATCGTCTTCAATGCCGACCGGCAGAGTGTCACCCGTTCATCCGTGGCTGACCCGAAAGCTCGCGGTTGGCAACGGGTCGGGTCAGGTGCCAGCTGCGATTTCTGCGACATGCTCATCGGCCGCGGCGAGGTCTACTCGGAGGCCACCGCTGACTTCCTGAGCCACGATCACTGCAACTGCGGTGCCGAACCCGTATTCGAGTAACCCCCATAGACAACCCCTCACGGGGCCAAGCGCAACGGCTGCGCTCAAAGCCGGGAACCACCACTCCACACGGAGGAGCACCATGCCCGACGACGCCAGCACAGCAGCCGCAGCGGAAGCCGCAGCAGCAGAAGAGGCAGCGGCCAACAAGGTCGCGGAGACATTCACGCAGGAACAGGTCAACACGTTCCTCGCGGAGCAGAAGCGCAAGATCGGCAACGTCACGGAGCTCAAGGCCGCAGCTGTTGAACTGGCCGCGATCAAAGAGGCCCAGAAGACCGACGTGCAGAAGACGGCGGACCGTCTCGCTGCTGCTGATGCCGAGATCGCCAAGATCCCGGCGAAGGTATCCGAGGCGCTGCGTGAACACCTCGTGGCGTTGCACAAGATCCCCGCTGAGGACGCTGAGCTGTTCCTGACAGCCAGCGACCCCGAGGTACTGCTGAAGCAGGTTGAGCGACTGATGGCCCGTGGGGCTGAGGACGTCGCGGCGTCGAAGAAGCATGGCAATTTCGTGGCCCGTGAGGGCACCACCCCACCCAAGCCGAGTGACGACCCGATGCGTGAGTTCACGCAGCGGCTGTTCGCGCCCGGCGAATAACCAACTTAGGAGAAGATCAACATGGCAACATTCGCAACCGGATCGCTCACGATCCCGAAGCAGAAGCTCGACCCGTGGCTGGGCACCATCGCGAAGGGTTCCGCTGTCGCGGCGCTGTCCGCGTCGATCCCGATGACCTACGGCGAGGGCGAGTCCTGGACGTTCAGCATCGGTGAGGCCGAGTACGTCGGTGAGGGCG